GGAACCGTCACCGGTAGCAAACGCTGCTTCCTCAAGACGGTCCTTAGCGTCCGCGAACATCATGACGACTTCCTGGGCAAGCCCAGCAATGTCCTCAAATGCCTCGAAGCTGACCGGCACGAACGCAGCGGCCTTCGCCGGAGTGATCGTCGGCTGAGCAAGCGTCGGAGCGTCGTCAGACACTTCAGTGCCTTCCGAGTCCCACGAAGCCGTAACGCCGGCGGTCGTAACACCGCTCCAGGTGTCCGTCGTCGTCGTCACAACACGAGAGATCTGGCGGTACGGGTTCGAGGAACCATCGTTCGTCAGGATCACGGTGGGGTCAAGGGTGAACGGCACCAAGTAGCCGCCAGACGCGTCGGTAAGGCTCATCGCACGGCTCAGCGCACGCTGCTCATCGTTGGTGAGCATGTGAGACTGACCACAAACGGCTTTCGCCCAACCACGCTTGTATTCGTCAGAACCCGTCGCAAGAATGTGCGCGTCAACGCCACGAATGGCAAGCTTGCGCTCTGCTTCGGTCTGCTGGTCAGCAGTGATTTCAGTTGCGCCTTCGATGGCACGCATTGCAGCGTCGCGCAGCTTGCGGCTACGGACTTCAGGAGCGTCGAACGCACGCACTTCGTCGAGCGCTGCGAACGGGTTACTGTCACGCACGATGACCTCCGGGCCACGGTCTTCCCCAGCCTCAACGGCTGCAGGGTGAGCAATGCTGTAAGAGCGAAGCTCTTCGAGACGGGCATCGCGGGCTTCAAGCTCCTCGGATTCAGTACGCACCGCGTCGAACTCAGCGTTAGCTTCGTCGTAACGGGCGGCCTGAACCTCGGTAAGCTCTTCGGCCTCAGCGAGCCCAAGGATTTCTTCACGGAGCTCACTCATTCGAGCCCGCAGTTCTTCCAGGTTCTTCATTGAGAAATACCTCTAAGTTCGGCGGCACGTTTGCGCCGCTGTTGGATTGAATGCCGCGAGTGGAGACCCGGCTCGTCAGCGATAACGGCTGCATTGTCAGTGAGCTCAACGCCCGGCTGAACATCAGCAGTGTCAGACATCAACGCTCGAGCAAGATCGGCACGCTCATCAGCATCAAGCGCACGAATCTCACGAGCAAGATCAAGAGAACGCACACCAACCGAAGTTTGCTCATACGCAGGGAACACAACCGGCCCCAACTCGTACAACTTCACCTCGTTCAACGTGCGCAACGGAACACGAGTCGACTCATCGAAAGTGTCCTTCACGACCGCGAACCGAAACGACATGCCGTCAATGGACCCCGACGCAATCGCATCACGAACAGGTTGAACCAACCAGTTATCGTGCAACGTGGCCTGCACAAACAAGCCGCGACTGTCCTCGCGAAGCACGTCAATCGACCCGATCGGTAGTGAACCAACCAACGGGTGCGCACCATGATCGAACTGCAACACCGGAGTACGTTCCTGCAACGTTTTCTTAAACGCACCCGGAGCGATCTGCTCGTCGAAAGTGCCCTCCCACGAGTCAATGCGCGTCGTCTGATTGAACACGGCGGCATAACCGCTCAACGTCAAACCGTCACCAACAGTCTCGGCACGTTCAACAGTGAACGGCAACGTTCGAGTAAGAGTTTCGCTCATAAAAGAGTCCTGACTGATTAGCCGTTAGATGTCGCGCCATCCGGCATCGGAGGCTGCAACTGCACCGAATACAAACCGGTGTGAGTGAGAAGACCAAAATCGTCGGCGTTCACAGCCGCAACCGCGCTGTCTGGATCGAAACCGGCACGCACCAAAGCCTCAATCGTCGTCGCCCGCCGAGACTGAATCTCAGCCCGATCAAGCACGTCCTCCTGCAAGAACGCAATATCGGTCTCGTCGTACCAGAGCTCCGCGCCAGCCGGCACGTCAATCAGCTTCGACAACGCTTGGGCAGCCATACGCCAATGCGGACGAGCCCAATGGTCCGCAAACTTGCGACGCGCCATCCCATAGTTCGAGTACGTCGCAGACTCAAGCCCCTCAGACAAACCGACGATGATCGGCGGCACACCAGCCGCAGCAGCAATTCGCGTCTCACCCGCGCCCTGAGTCGCCCGGAAAGACATCTGCTCGAACGTCGACCCAACAACCTTCATGTCGGCGCCGCCACCCAAATACAAAGTCTTATAGGCGTTCGCCGTGCCCCGGTGCTCCGACTCCATCAAGTTCTTGAACCGCTCGAAGTTCTCCGGCGAAACACGCTCATTCAACGTCACGACAGCATTCGGAGTCGCACCATTCCGAAAGAACGCTGCCTTGTGATCCGTCGCCGCGGAATCCGCATCAATCTCACGCAAGATTGGGGTAATCCACGACATGCCTCGAAACGAAGCCAACGGGTCCGGCAACGGGCAATAGTGCGCGACCTCATCAACACCAAAGAACACAGGCTCACGATTCGGCGCACCATACGAATAGCCGACAACCTCAACGTCAGCGCCACCCTCTGGACCATCCTCAGCATTCACCGAATCGCTCGGCGAACCCAACATGATCGTCACCCAATCCGGGCGCAATCGGTGAATGCGATCCTCGCGACGCGAACCAACCCGCCGGCGCAACAAGAACGCGTTGCCTGCCATCGACGCATCCTGCTCCATACGGAACAGCAACTCGCCCGTCGACCCATTCGGATACGGATTCTCCAACACAGCCAACTCAGACGCCCCAAACAGGCGCCCATACTGACCATTATTCAACCGGCGAAACTTGAACCGGGCCTCAGAAAACACCAACGCACGCGACAACACACAAGCAAACACAACACCATTGCGCTGATACGCCTGACTCACATAGCTCGTGAAATTCGTCGGAATCGACTCGCCAGCAACACCCGCCAACGTTTGCGGCAACTGATACGCAGAACCATTGAACCCAAAAAAGCTCTGATAATCATGCCAAGACAAAGAAGCACGCTCAGCAGAACCAGACGACGTGAGGCGCTCAATCAATTTCACCGCTCAACCCCCACGTCAACCAACACCAACGCCGCCAACACCGCGCAAAGCACCCCGAACACCACCAACGCAGCCGGAACAGACCACAACGCAACACCAATCGTCACGCAACAAACACACGCCAGCCAACACGCAACCAGCAGCACCGAAGGCTTCGTCACATCCACCCCATCATCGGGACAAGCTCGTCATCATCAACCCGAGCACACGCACGGTCATACGCAATAACCGCACAAATCCCCAAGTCGATCTTGCGACGCGAATCCTTCGCATCCTTCACAGGACGACCACCACGCGCATCCCGCTTGATCCGCATGTTCTCCAAATGACGCGCCAACCGCGCATCACCCGAATGCGACAACCGGCCATCTAACACAGCGTCATAAAACCGCTGCCACGCCGGCACAATGCGCCCCACCGAGTTCGTCGGCCACTCCACAACAGGAATGCCATCATCCTCAAGGACCTGCATCGTCCGCTGCCAACGAAACGGATCGCACACAACCTCACGAACCCGAAACCGCCGACACGACTCACGAATCCGCGCCTCAACATCAGCAATCGGAACCCGCCAATGCTGATCGTCCAAAGACTCCCAAGCATCAACAACGAACAAATGGCCATCAAGCGTGCAACCCACAAGACCAGTCGAGTCACCCGACCACGAACCGTCGAAACCCAACACGATCTCGGCCCCATCAGGAACCACCCGGTCAGCATCAACATTCTCAGCCCACGCACCATGAGGCAACGCCGACTCCTGCGCAACCACAAACACATTCGTGCGCTTCGTCCGATACTCAGCCTCAGAAACCCGCATCCGCGACGTTTCCAAATCCTCAAGACTGACTAAATCGCCAATCCCCGGATTCGCCTGCGCCAACACCACCCGATCAGCATGATCCGCAGTCTCGCCACCATCCGGCTCCCACCACGCAAAAAAGAACGATGGGTCCTGCTCTTCACCCGAAACAACACGCTTGCCATGCTGATACAGCCGATAACAAATCGAATCCTGCCCGTTCGAGTAAGTCCTCGAGCCCGCAGTCGTAATCGCAATAACCAACGGGTCAACACGCGCACCCGAACCCAACGACATCACATTCCACAAATCGTCGTTCGGCTGAACATGCAACTCGTCGAAACACACCAACGTCGGAGACAAACCCTCAGCCAACCGAGACTCCGACGACAAGACCCGATACACAGACCCTGTCGACGGCACCTCAATCGCATCACGATACGGACGAACAAGATCCGAAAAATCCTCGTCCATCTCCAACATGCGCTTGGCCTGCTCAAACACAATGCGCGCCTGATCGCGGTCACCGGCCACCGAGTAAACCTCGGCACCATCACCCTCCATCAACAAGCCATACAACGCGATGCCAGACAGCAACGCCGACTTGCCATTCTTCCGAGCGATGCCAACCAACGACGACCGAAAACGCCGATGCCCATCAGCACGACGAGCAAACATCTGACCCAACAACCGGCGCTGCCAATCACGCAACACAAGCCGCTCACCGGATTGCGACCCCACCGTGTCCTTCGTCACCCGAAGCAACTCAATGAAATCGCAAACCGCCGCACCATCACCACGACGAACGTCAGCCGGCAACGCCTTCGTCAACCAACGAGGATCACGACCTGCCGTGCTTCGCCTTGAGCTCGTCGAGCTTCGAGACACGCTTCACCTCAGCAAGCCCAAGCCGAGACCGGGCAGACGGATCAAAACCCAAAGACGACAACATGCCGACAATCTGCTTATCCAAATCGCGCAACGACCGCCGATCCGCAGGATCACCAACCGACATCACAAGCTCACGCAGCTCAGCGCGCTCCTCAATGGACTCACGCAACAACGCCAACAACGCAACATCAGTCTCAGCAAGCCACACGGCCCCCGCAGACAACACATCAGCAATCACCGTCACAGGAGACCGCTCAACCTCAAGCGGAACAACCTCAGCAAGCTCAACCACCTGCCCCTTAGAAGGCAACGGGCGCTTACCCGGATTACCAAGACGGCGCTTTTCCTCGGTTGGCTTTCGCGGCCGACCACCGACGGTCATAGACACCTCACAGGCCATCGTCTAGGTTTCGCGGCGCCACACGTTCGGA